TATATTATTTTTATTTTTAATATTTTCATTTTTTGTGATATTTGTATTTTTTGTTTTATCTATATTATTTTCATTTTTTGTGATATTATTATCTTGTGATATTTGTTCTCTTAATATAACTGATTTATGAACTTCAATCAATCGTTCTTTAATTTTTTCATCCCAATCATCAATGTTAATAATTTCTTGTATTTCTACAGATGATAGTTCTTTTAATTTATTCCAGTCATCAATTTTTGAATCACCAATAGTATCATGATCGATTATACCAGCATCTTCATATTTTTCAATATCATTATTTCCACCCATTAGGTTATTCACACCTTTAGATACATCTTCACCATCAACCAAACCAAATGTAAATCCTGAAGCAATAGAACCTACTGCCGATGATGCTTTATTAATGGAAGTTAATTCAGATTCAGATATACCTAATGATTCACCAGCATTATTCCAACCGTGTACACTATCATAAACAGATAAACCAGCAGCTATTAAACCACCAACAATAGGTACTGCTTTACCTAATCTTAAACCTCTTAATATTTTACCTGCACCAGTTTTACTAGTTTTTTTAGGAGCTTTTGGTTTAGACTTTTCGTTAGGTTTAGTTGCACTTGTTGGTTTTGGTTTATTAGGACTTTTTTTATGTTTTTTCTTACCAGTTGGAACCGGTCTTGGTTTACCTTTACCACCTTTACCACCTTTACCACCTGTACGGCTACCAAATCTTGCTCTTGGACCAAGCATCCCAGGTAAACTAAAATTAATATCATTCCCAGGTGTACCACCATCAAGTATTTGTGTATCACTGTGTGTATTAAGTGAATCTTTTTGTAATTTGTCAGGATGTTTAATTGATGTATCTTGTTCATCGTACATATCGCGATAAATGTTATTAAGAACGTCAAGTATTTTATTATTTACTACGAGTAATTTACCAAATGTCGGGTCGATTATTTGTTTTTTATCTGATTCAGATTTTTGATTTTTGACTAAATATTCAACTTGTTCAGCTGCAATATTTTCACCTGTCACATTCATATAATCGATAAGTTTTTCATTAGTACTTTCGATTTCTGATGCTGTAGCGGTGTCCATATTTAATTTTTCATCAAATTTTTGGCCATCTTCGTTTTTCATCGATTAATTTCCTCTTTTGATTTATTTAGCAAACTGATTAATATAAAACGTTCAAATGGCAAAAGTGTATCTATATCTTGTTTAGTGTAATTCCCATAGTAATTTAAGTCATTATAAGTTTGATATAAGCTCATAACACTATCTTCACTCATATTGTCAATAATAAATTTTGGTGCTGATATATCTGTGTAATTTGATTCACCACATAAATTACATCTTATTTCTTTTCTAAAATTAAACTTTGTAATTGAATTATATGTTTCCTCATATAAATCTTCATATTCATCCACATCTAATTCTTCAAGATTTATATCAACGAAATCTTGAAAATTATCATGAGTTAATTCTTTAAAACAATCGATAATATGTTCATTTTTTATATTAGCAGGTTCAATAATATTTGAAATATTGACTGGAGCCTCATTAGCTTTTTTACAATGAATACATTCAAATTTTGTATTAATTTCATCTCCGATTGATATTTCTCTAAATCGGTATAACAATGCTTTCTTTTCATTTGTTGTTAATGTTTCAATAATATTATTTTCTACATTACATAAAATTAATGCATCATCAAGACTTTGATTCTCGTACATAGTCAAACATAACAACATTTCCTTTTCTTGTTGTGTATTATATGGTGATATTTTTATATCTTTACCACATTCTTTGTAATCAAGTACAATCATTTAATATTCCATGAGTCCGGAAAAAAGTTCGGTAATTTGTCAAATTCATAAGTATCAATAGCACCACATTTAGGACATTTCACATCATAAATATTATTAGTTTTGAATCTCATTTTGTCCCATTGTTCGAAGATATTTTCAAATTCATCTACGTTAAGATTATTAATTACATCATTTAATTCTTCAAACGTATATTCATTATCGTTAAATGATTTAATATGAAGTATAAAATCGAATAATGACTTTTCATCTAAAGTATCTAATGAATCCATTAATTTATCATGAAATATTCTATTTTGAATATAACCGATAGAAATTATGATATTTTTATATATAATATCGTGATATTTTTCATAATCAGCAGTGATAACTTTTTCTAAGTCAGCTGTATATTCATATTCATGTTTACATGATGAACAAGTAAAGTCGAATTTAATGTTTTTAGGAAGTGATTTATTTCTTATCATAGAAATAACATAAGTATATTCATCTTCACTAAGTGCTATATTTTTATCTTCTATACAATCATAAACTAATGCTTCTCTAACAGCTATTTTGTTATCAGCATTATTGATTAGTTTGTTTTTATCTTTTACCTTCCATTTTCTGAATTTTACCTTGCGATCACCAATATTCATTGAAAAATTGTACTCTGTCATATTACTCCTTCTTATTTAATGTTTTCTGGGTCTGGGTTAGTACATTTGAATTCAACTGTGAATTCAGCAATTTGTGTTTCAGTATTATTACTAAATTGTAATTGTGAAACAGAATCAATCATTGCATTATTATATGTAGCAATCTTTTTTATTGTTTCATCTGCATAATCAGCATCTTTATATAAATGAACTGTTGATTTTATGTCATCGAAATACATAGTTCTTTGAAATAAGTATGTTGCAACAAATTTCCTATACAATTTCATTTGGTCTTGGTCTCTGAATGTAATTGAGAATCTATATAATTCATCCCTACCATTATGAATGAACCATCTATCACCTGTGTAATGTTCGATATTTTGGTTAGTAAATTGTGGTGTATTAAAACTTACGATATTCAGATTAATTGCACGAGAATTCAAGTCACTTGTCCAACCAACTAATTTTTTAATTGTTGGTGAAAGATCAAGTTCGATAGTAAATGAGTTAATATATGACCATTTAGTATTGTATGCAGTAAGCATACCATCAGCAAAATTCATATATGTTATTCCTTTTATAATATTATTATTATTTATAAATAATAAAATAACAAATATTTGGAGATACAATGTCGTCAATAGTTCAGAATATGATGCAAAAAGCCATTGGTGATGGTGCTAGAGCTAGTAAATTCGATGTAATGTTGAGGTTTACTGGTAATGCTGGATACGATTTAGATACGATTGGTATTATGGTTAAGACTACAAAATTGCCATCTAAAACCCATCAAAAATTAGATTTTAAGTTTAAAGGTAGATCTATTCCATTAAAAGGGCAGACTAATTATGACCAAACTTGGGAGTGTCAATTTTATTTAACACAAGATCATGCTATAAAGAATGCATTTGAATTATGGGTAGAAGCATTAGACCAAAAACATAATTATCATAATCCTAATGATTATAAAGGTTTACCAACATTACAGGGTAATCATTATACTAATGGGTATGTTGTTCCTGAGATGCATATATATCAGAAAGATTTCGATAATACTGCTAAGACAGCTAAATATATTATGTATAATGTGTATCCTACGGAGATATCTACAGTGCAGTATGATGCTGAAGGTAGAGGCCAAATATCTTTATTTACTGTGACGTTTTCATATAGTCATTATAAGTCAGAAGTTATGAAGAGTAAAGATGGTAATTTCATCGATAATTTAGTTAACCGAATTAATAATGAAACCAAAGAATTTATTGACGAGAAAATGCAGTCATTGAGCAATGCTATAAATGGATTTATTGGTGAAGATGCATTAACTAGTTTAGAAAATTATGGTAAGTCTACTGAAGATTTTTTGTTTAGTGATGGTGCTAAACCAGCTACACCTAAGACAGTATCACAATTAACAAGAGGTGGTTTAGGTGCTGCACATATGCCAAGTAAAATAGGCGAATAATTTAAAAGGATTTTAAATGTTTACAATTAGTGATCTTAAAAAGCATCTTGGACCTGGTTTAGGTTTAAGAAAAAATAAATACTTATTAGAGATACCTATACCTGGAATTGAAGGTGAAAAATTAAATGTATTATGTAGAAGTGCAGGATTACCAGAACGTCAGATAACAACAACACATGTATGGCATAAAGGAAGACGATATAATACACGTGGTGAGACTGATTATATGGGTTCATATGAAGTGTCTATATTAGATGATTCAGCAATGAACATCAGAAAAACATTCGATAAGTGGTTAAAGAAAGTTGATGATTCAGGGGAAGAAGGTGGTTTAGCATCATATGAGGGTAATTTAAAAGATTTATTAGATGTAGCTAAATCAGGCCTTACAGTGTTGAATCAGGTTAAGAATGTTACTAAAGACCCTAGCGATGCTATTGGTGGATATTTTTTAGGTATGATAGACCCAGAGGGGGCAGATGCAACAGCTAAATATCAAACAGACATAAACATTTGGCAATTATCAGCTAGCGGTGAAAAGGTATACGGGTATAAGTTACAGAATGCGTTTCCACAAACAGTTGGAATTGTTACATTAGATGATGGTGAAGAGAATACATTATCGGAGTTCAGTGTTACATTTGCATTTAGTGAATTTATTCCGTTAGAAAACCAGTCATTTGGTGAAGAATTATTAAGAACTACAATTGGTGATTCAGGTAATGAAGTTGTAAATGGTGTCGAAGCTTTATTTGATTGATAAGTAAATAATTAAATATATAAATAATAATAAAACAATATATATATATATATATTTAACGGTAAAAATAACAGGAGAAATTAACAATGGCAAATAAATTGTCTCAATTAAAGAATGCTTTAGGTGCAGGTGCTAGAGCTAATAAATATAGAATTGGATTTAGTATCCCTGCTACTGTTCCGGTGTCTTCTAATTTGCGGGATGCTGAAGTACTTTGTAAAGGTTCATCTTTCCCTGGTGCGACGATTGGTCAAATTGAAGCATATAATCAAGGTAGAAAGTTGGTATTGCCTGGTGATACTACATATACTAATATTTGGACATTAACATTTTATCAAACTGAAGATCATGCTTTGCGTAAAGATATGATTTCATGGATGACATCTGCTGATAACTTCCAAAATAATACACATTCAGGTAATCCTACTGATGTAATGAGTGAGTTAAATGTTGAGCAATTGGATAGTGCTGGTAATGTAACTGCTACTTACACGATGCATAATGTATTTGTGCAGGAAGTTTCAGAATTAACAGTTGGTGATGATCAAATTGATACATTACAAGAATTCGATATTGCATTTAGTTATACCGATTGGGTTGTTGGTAATGGTGAAATGAATAATCCAGCATCAGGCAACCCTGCCACTAAAAACGCTATTGCTGAATAAATTAGAGCCCATTAAGGGTTATTTTGGATTATAAATGGCAATAAAAGGCAAAGGTAAACATAAAAATAAGAATAGATTAAAAGAATTATCTACAGCTCAATCGAATATGAAGATTAAAGATCTTATGAAAGAACGTAAGACTTTAAGAGCGCGTGATATGAAGCCTGGTAATCTTTTGTTTACGTCTTATGATGCTAAGGATAAAGAACAAACTTATGATAGAACGCCTTTGGTTTTAATATTAAGATCGGGTAGATCACATACATTAGGTTTGAACTTTCATTGGATACCTATGTCTATGAGAATTAATCTTATTAAGAAGATTATATCGATGAATTCTAAAAATATTAAGAAAAATTTGCCTTTAGATTTCGATTATCATGATTTAAAACCAATGTTAAAAAGTTTAGGTTATGCACCATGTATAAGACTATATATAAACCCGCGTTTGGGTAAAAAGGCTGTAATATTACCACCTGAAAGATTAATTGAAGCAGCAAGATTGAAGAGTGAATCATTTACTAATGGTAGATATTCAGCTACTCAATTATATCAAATGGCAAGAGCGTCTGGTAAAAAACGCAGAAAATAAAGGAGATTTAAAATGGATAATGAAACAATTCAATTAGCAATTGATAAGAAGTACTCTGATTTCTCAGATAAAGTTAAAGCCGCGTTAAATACTAAAATGAGTAATCATCCAACTATGAAACAGCATACAGATGATATTAGTGAGATTAAGGAATATAAGAAAATA